ATCCACGCCACGGCGACCAATTTTCAGCCAATCTTATAATTTTATCATTATCCGAAATCTCGTAAAGTTTCCGGATTCCTCTTTTGATAATAAGATCTTGATATAAAACTTGTGTATCAAAATTACTATCATCAGCATTCAAATTATACATAATATTTGTACAATTAAGCGTCCATTTTCCAATCCCTTTCAACTCAATAAATGGAGCAATATCTGTTGGTTTTTCCACTTGTAAATTTTTGTCTATGATGTGATTCGTAACTCTCATAATAATTGTTGATTGAAGTTCGGATAATTCAATTTCTTTCAACCCATCATCACCTAACGTTTGTACCTATTGTGGTGTAAAATCATCTGTTCCTAATTTTGTATAAAGTTTTCCTCTTAACTTTCTCGCCAAACTAAACTTAATTTTTTGTCCAATAATTGATCCAATGAGGAGAGCATAAATATTTCTTTTTTGGTGTTGGTTTTAGGTAACCATGTTTTTTGATAATTTTATGAACAATTGGATCTTTAATCTCCATATCTTGTAAAAGTTCTTTGTATTGATCTTTATTGAATACCATATCGGTAGTATAATTATTTATTTTTTATGTTTGATAATACAATAATTGATTTTTTTTATTGAAAAATGTGTTTACCTTAGTGTCATAATATGAACAAAGACATTGCTTTCAAAATATTTTCGTTTTTAACAAGATATGATCAAATTAAGGCTTGTTATCGTGTAAAAACAATATTTTCACCTTATTTTAAGGAATGGGAAAAAATTGGTGGTGTATACTCAATATTTACTAAAGAAAATACACCAAATTATTTGGCGAATTATGATTTCCAAGACTATGAAAATATAGGATGTATTCAACATATTGAAGATATCTGGAGAGTTGCTAAATATTATGTAAAAACGTTACCTGATAAAAAAAAAAATAATGGATATATCGAATGTGATTATGCCTGTGGAAAACTTACATATATTACTGATGGACATTTGGATCTCAATGAAGTTTGTCAGATTGAAATTCTTCGGAAAGAAAAAAGAAAGTATTCTAGATGGTTTGTAGGATTCGAAATGATGTTCTATTTTAATACTTTCTGCTTATCAAAAAATTGATTTACCATCAAAAAAATTGATGGTAAATATTTCTATTTTTATATTTATAAGTATATACTATGGGTGATACTTTTGATCCTTGTTTTTTTGAGTCTCCAAGAAGTGGAGGTGGAGGTGGAGGTAAAGCTCCTGTTCCAACTAGCTCTAGTAGCGCTAAGAAGCGCAAATGCGTGACATTTTCTCAGGAATCTATTCGCGGATGTTCTATTTCAGCTGAGAAGGTAAAAACGAAGACCACAGATGGTCTTATGTGTAACGCCTTTTGGTTCAATCGCTACATTGAAGACGTTTTTCACTTAAAGACCCGTCCTGAAGAAATGAAGACGGGTCCGTTTCTAGCAAGAAACGGGCGTATTGATCTTTTGAAGATTATCCGTTCAGAAATTGAAGAACTCATCTCTCGTAGCATTCGAAACAAGCCAACAGGTGGAGCTACAGTGATGATTAGGGGTGGTGGGAACATCGGAGCAATTGACAAGCGACACGTTCCGTTCCTTTTGAAGCATATCAACTACCTTGACAAAGTCATCGCAATGATCAGCCAAGATGGGATTTCCCCAGTTATGACAGATCTTCGGGGACAAGTTCAGGCAGTTGAGTCTTCTAATGTGAAGGAACACACGTACAGTGACTTTATGAGGAAGTACAAGTGCCACAAAAAAGCCAAGTACACATCTGATGCCGCCACACTTGCCAACCAACAACTCATCATTGCTCGCGCCAGAGCGGAAGAAACCGCAAGAGCTGCTAAGGCTAAGATTGCTGCTAAGATTAAGGCTGAGGCTGAGGTCAAGGCTAAGATTAAGGCAGAGGCCAAGGCTAAGATTGTTGCTAAGGCTAAGGCCAAAGCAGAAGATGGTGCTGAAAGCCTTGTCGTTTTGATGGAAGATGTTGCTTGCTGGGGAGCTGGCATTCTCAAATCTTTGATTTGAGTGATCCACATTGACTCTTTACTTTATGTTGTGAGGCATAATTTATAATTTGCGACTTAAAATTTTGTTGTCATTAAAAAACAATGACAACAACTAAAAAAATTGGTATTTTAGGCGGAGGTCAATTGGCAATGATGATGGCTGAATCAGCCATACAATTAGGTTTAAATGACATTACAATTCTGGATCCTACAGTTGGTTGTCCAGCTTCAACAGTTGGTGCGAAACAAATTGTTGGTTCTTTTAGAGACGAAGATTTAATACTCAATCTAGCAAAACAAGTAGACGTTCTTACTTTTGATATTGAAAGTGTTAATGTTGATGCTTTGAAAAAGGCCCAAGAATTTTGTAAAGTTTATCCCGACCCTTCATGTTTAGAAGTTATTCAAGATAAGTGGGTACAAAATGAATTCTTGCGTGATTTGGGAGTCCCAATTCCATCTTTTTATAATTTAAATAATTATGATTGTGAGAAATGTGAAAAAGTAATTGTTAAGGCAAAAACAGGTGGTTATGATGGAAAAGGCGTTTGGTTAATTAATGGTACAAATGATAAGAATATAAATGATCTTATTGAAAAATGTGGTATTAATAATTTATTTGTAGAGGAGTTCGTAGAAATTGAGAAAGAATTAGCTATTATTGCTTTTAGAGCTGAAGGTCCAGTTTATTGCTATCCGGTTGTTGAAACAATTCAAGAAAATGGTATTTGTAAAGAGGTTTTGTGTCCAATACCTTTAGATCTAGTTGTTAGAGAGGAAATTGAGAGAATAGCTAAAAAAATTGTGAAAAAGTTTAATACTAAAGGTGTATTCGGTATTGAATTCTTTTTAACAACAGATGGTCGAGTTTTGGTGAATGAAGTGTCCCCAAGAGTTCATAACAGCGGGCATTACACAATTGAAGCTTGTAATATTTCTCAATTTGAACAACATATCCGTTGCATTTGTGATTTGAATCCCTATCAACCAGAACTTATTATGTCTCCAGTTAAAATGACAAATATTTTAGCTAAAGGTGATGGAAGAGAGATGAAATATATGAAGGACGTCAAATGTATATTCTCAAATATTCATTGGTATAATAAACCTTTAAAGGAAGGTGAATTTTATAAGAAAAATAGAAAAGTTGGCCATTACACTTCTAAATCTAATTTTTTAGGCATCCCAAGCTTTATTCATTATCCACTTATTTACATTGTTATGGGATCTTCAAGTGATCTTCCAACTCTACAACCAGCAATTGATTTATTGAATGGATACGGAGTTCCTATTAAGGTTGATGTTGTTTCAGCCCACAGATCACCTAAATGGATGTTTGAATTTGGTGAAAATGTAGAGAGTTGGTGTGGACGTGTTGTTATTGCTGCGGCAGGTGGTGCGGCTCATCTTCCTGGAATGTTGGCATCTATAACTAATTTACCTGTTATTGGTGTACCTGTTCCAACTAGGTTTTTGAATGGTCAAGACTCTTTATACTCTATCGTTGAGATGCCTGATGGGGTTCCTGTTGCAACTGTTGGAATTGGAAAGGCAAAGAATGCAGCTATTTTGGCATTGAGAATAATTGGAATGAAAGATATTTTGAAGAATATTTCACATGCTAATAAGAAAAAGGTACGTGATCAGAGAGCTACGTTTAATAAACTAACTATGTAATGTTAAACAAAAAATGAAAATTATTTTCAATGGTTGATGAATTTATATAATAAAATATGACTACATTTAATGAAAAAATTAAGGAACTTTTACTTGGACCATTTACATATGTTAAGAATGTTTGTTACGATGGTAAAAAATCAAACAATTTCTTTGACGAGGTTCTAACTGCTATTTCAAAGAGAAATTTAGGAGGATCAGGAAGTATACTTGCAATACTTTTAATACAAGCATTACAAACAGTTTATTGCCATGATTTTGATAAAAATGATAATGTTTCAAAATTTTTGAAGATTTTGTCTAAATGCAAATCGTTTCCTGAGAAAAATCTACATATTCTTATTCCAGTGGGAGAAAGCAAATGTTTTTACTTTACCGAAAATACAATTGATAGTTTGGTGAAGATTCCTCTTGGTGAAGTTGTTAAAATTTTTGAGGAATATTTAACACTTTCTAAAAAAATAGAACAACAGAAACGTATGGAGGATCTTGAAAAAAAAGTCGAAGAACTAAAGAAGGAAAATAGTTATCTTAAAGAACAAGAAACAAATATTTCCAAACTTGTATCTGTACTTTAAAAGATGATTTTTTATAAAAAAAATAAATTATTTTATCCCATGATTGTAAATTGATATTATTAAATATGAAATATCAATTTATAGAAGACGTTCGAGAATTGTTGGAACTCCCTTTTGCTTTTGCTGAAATTCCACACAAAACTAAGAATACCGTAAATTCTTGTTCTTTTTTTAATCAAGCTTGTTATGCTATTGGTAATAATATTGATGATATAGAGAAGAACATAGGGGGAAAAACTTTAATATACTGTTTGATTAAGGGGTTGAGTGCCGTGTATTTCCATAATTATGGTAATCCTATAGATCCGGATAATTATGTTTCGATATTTCTTAAATATCATGACAAATCTATTAGAAATAATCTGGAGATTACTTCTTACGCTATAAAATTTGAAAATAATGCTATTTTTTATTTTCAAGATAAAAATCCAAAATATTTTTCAACAATTTCTCTTTCAAAGACTATTCAAATTTTCAGAGATTATTTGGCATTGAAAGAGAAGAAATATAAGGAACCAACAGTGGAACAATTTTATGAAAATGAAAAACGTATTAAAGAATTAGAGGCACAACTTGCTAATATCAAGGAAGATAACGAAAAGTTGAAAACCAAGAACAAGCAAATTTCAGAAGTTATTTCTGGAATGTAATTATCATTTTATAAAAAAACAAAGGATGAACAAGTTTCTTTACTTCAATATGAAATTACAAAAAGGTTTCCAAATTGGAGGAAAAACGAAACAAGGTCTTCGATCTTATTGTTTCAAAAATAATAATTTTTATAAAATCATTCATCATTCATCTATATTGAAAATACTCCAATAATTCACCACGAATATCATCCATTGCAAAACGATGAACTTGTTCATCAACACAATAACACTCTTTTGATTTATTTGAAACATTCAATTTCCAATTGTTTTTCGCACAAATCAAAGTGTAATGTTTTCCATTATACCTTGATGTATATTTCTCACATGGTCTACAATAATGTATTCTAAGATCAACATCTTTATCTTCATCAAATTCATAAAATTCGGCATCTTCCTCATTGAAAATTGAAAATCGAAGAAGACGCAGATTTATTTTTCCAGATTTTTCATCTCTTACAAGACTTATGTTACAATAAGCATCCAATCCTATAAATAATTTCTCCAGTCGTAAGATCCAAAATCTCGACATACTTATCATATACATTATAGATCAAATATTTACCTACCAAATTGAAATCATGTGAAAAATCATCTCTTTTCATTTTTGCATTTCCCCTAATTGTCAATTTCCTGATAAGAGGATTTGAAAACTGACCATTAATCAATCTCTTCAATATTCCTGTGCGTTCTTTTTTCGCAACGCTATAGAAAGATTTCCTCGACTCATAATCAGGCAAATAAGTGAAAATCTTCAAAAGCAATTCATATGGAATCATATTATAAAAGAAGAACATTTCATTTATAATATTTTTTTAATCAATTTTTGCCTAAATCTTATCCTTATGATAAGAATACTCAATCTTAACACTCTTATCCACAATATTCTCCCCAATATAAACCTTCATATCATCCAAAGATTTGAACTCATACAACACACCACTATCCCAAATCTTATAAACTCCAAACTCCTCCAACACATCACACTTATTAATAATCAAATTAGTCACACTATTCACCATCAACGACTTATTCAATGTATCCATATTCAACCAATTACATTGCCTCTTCCTCCCAGTAGTTGCTCCAAACTCTTGTCCCAACTCTCCCAAACGATCCAACACATCCCGATCCTGATCAATAAAATCCATCTTTCCAACATAAGTCTCATAAATCTTCGCCACACCATAAACATTAACTACCCTCTTAAAAGGAAATCCACAAGACGAAATCATACCACTTGTACAATGCGATGATGTAACATATGGATAATGTCCCCAATCAATATCCAACATAAATCCCTGCGCACCCTCAAAAAGAACCTTTACATTTGACGCAGATAACAACTCAAAAGGATTCACAATCTCACACCCACAAATATCATCAAACTTTTCTGCCCGTGTTCCACAACGATCATACTTATCCCTATAAACCGGCCGGATTCCACAATGTGTAGACCCCGACATATCATTAGCAATATCATCCTGAATATGCTTATCAAAAATAATATGAGCATTAAAAGAAATCTTCAAATTCCGCCTGACATTCTCAACACCTGCTCCCTCCAACATAATAATCTCATCCTCCAACTTATCAATATCAATAACACAACAAGGACCAATAATACATGTCATTCCATGTACAATTCCAGTTGGAACCTGATGCGTTACTAGCTTTTTGTTATTCACATAAATTGTATGTCCCGCATTTGGACCCCCATTAAACCTAACACAATGTGTATAGCTATTTTTTTCAATAAGTGCCTTCGTAACCTTACCTTTACCCTCATCACCATATTGTAGGCCAATTATAATATCCGTCATATACTATTCATTATTGCTAATCCTTTAAATAAATATTTTTTATATTATCACCAAAAATATATTCCAAAACCTTTAATGTTGGTCCTAATGATATATTATTTAATAGTTTATTGATTGTTTTATTTTCTTTGAAATATTTGATGATTTGTAATCTTTCATTCAAGTCACAACAAGAATTAATAATAATACCATTGCCATATTTTGTAAATGATCCTTGATCATGCCTTCTCCAAAAACTATAATTAATTTCTATCGAACCAAAATCATTTTGGGAAACTTTAAATATTTTTTTTGTGTGATAAAGTCTCAAAATACGTCTAATAATTGACGGCGACGTTTTTTCATACACAACAAAATCATCTTTAATCAATTCTTCTAATGGGACTGAACAAAATTCAGTATCTTCTTCATCAATCAATGGAAAATCAAAATAAATTTTACCATCCTTAAATGTTATAGGATGAACATGTATTGGTTCACCTGAAAAATTACTAAAATTATCTTCCAAATAATTCAAAATTTTCGAATCCATAATTTTCAGCAGTTTTCCTTTTATTTGTGATTTATAAAATCATTTTTTTTCTTAACAAAAAAGTGATTTTTAATATCTTTGATCTTGTTTCATCTAAAACTAAATATGGGAACAAGTAGTTCAAGTGATGAAGAAGATATTATTGTTAATGAAGAACCAAAATGTATTTTTACTAGAAAAAAAGGTGGAGCAAGATTCCATAACAATTACGGTATTGGATTTTTCCTTCTTTCCATTTTCCTTTATTTTGAAGCTTTTGCTTACCTTTTTGTTCTTTCTATTGGAGATTTTACTATGAATACTAGCAATATAATGTTAATTATGTGTTTAGATATTGGACTTGGAACAGTTTTTTTCTTTTCAAATTCTAACAAAGGTAAAAACTGGTACACATATATATTTTTAATTTTTAATATCTGTGCCAGACTTTGGAGCCTTGTTATTATTAGTACATTAAATAATAATTCAACTGAAAGCGACGATATTTATCTCCAAAATATTCTTTTTGAGACAATCATTGTTTTCTGTATTTGTATAATAATACTTCTTATTTTCGCCATTATCTATCTTTGTAAATGGATCAACGATAATAAAGAAAATACAGAAAATGAGTAAGACAAAACAATTATAATTTTTTATTTCTTATAGGAAATACTCACATAAGCACCCCTACCTGTATCAGGTTGTGGTGGTGTCGGAGGCCTATTCTCCTCCTCCTTCAAAAGATACTTATTCAATTTCTCACCTTTTATCTTATTTTTACCACCACAAGCCTTACATTTTCTATAAACTCTATCCTTCTTCAACTTAAACTTGTAATATGTCTCTGGATTATCACAATCAGGACAAAGGACAAACATCTCTATATAATCATAGATAATGATTTGTAAATCATTAGGTATCATAGCTTTATTAATTATCATTTTATCATCTTTAACTTTAATTTGTGTACCAGCCTCATAACTAATAAATTTAAGAATTTCTTCTTCTCTCCTATTTAAGGATCTGGAAATTTCTGTCAAATTCGATACAACCGTTTTCTTACCCCTACCTTCAATCTTTATCTGAACAGCAGGCATCTTGTACCGATAATTGGGATCTATATTATCTTTCTGAATATTAATCATTTTTTCATGTATATTTATATAAAGAATAAGTTTTAAGTTGGATTTAACAAAATCATTTTTTTTATGGAGAACAACTTAAAAACTTGGGGTTCTAAGAATATATCATGAAACTGGGAAAATTATTTATTCCAAGAAATGTACAATTGATGGTTTTTGATATGGCTGGTACTACAGTTAATGAAGGTGGGCTTGTTTATAAAACATTATACAATACAATAAAGAATTTTGGATTGTCAATTGAAGAAGAAGAAATTAAAGGTTGGCACGGATCAAATCAATATGAAGTTATGGATTATTTTTATACAAATCGTGGTCTCGGACACGGATTAAAAACCGATCTTTTTAACCAATTTGATAACAATCTTTTATATGAGTACAACAAAGAAGGAAATCTTGAATTAATTGATCAAGAGATGCCAAATCTTTTTAATACTTTAAGGAAAGAGAGGAATATTAAGATTGCTTTAAATACTGGTTATTCAAGAGATTTACAAGAAACGATTGTTGATTCATTGGGAATGAGAGATTTTGTTGATGATTTTATTTCAAGCGAAGATGTGAAATATGGAAGGCCTTCTCCACATATGATTTTAGAATTAATGAATAGAAATGGTGTGAGAAACGCAGAAAATGTTGTAAAAATTGGAGATACACCCAATGATATTCTAGAAGGATTCAGAGCTAAATGTTTGATGAATGTTGGTGTATTAAGTGGGGCAAGTGATGAAGAAACTTTGGTAGAAGTTGGTGCAAGTTGTGTAATAGATTCCGTTATGAATATTGATACTGATGCTTAGCCAGTTGGTAAAAATATTTAAAAATTTTTGTTTAATATATCTATATGAAAATTGATATCATTAGTGATTTACATATAGATCATTGGGATAATGGATATCTTAGTAAAAACCCTTCCTGTAAAACTTTACACAAACCTTTTACACCTGATAATGTTGAAGGTTCAATTCTAGTTGTTGCGGGTGATGTATCTGATGATTTTGAAATGTCCATCGGTTATTTAAACGGATTGGCTAAAGATTATGACAAAGTTTTATTTATTGATGGTAATCACGAACATACAGAAAACTATCCATTTATAAAAAGTAGAAATGGTATTAACAATATAATAGCTGAAATTGCGGATGATAAACTAATATATTTAGGTAGCAATACACATGTAATTGATGGAACAGCTTTTATTGGAATTAATGGATGGTGGGATTACAGAAAGATGAACAAAAATGTTATTGAAAACTGTAAAAAAAACTATTTCAAAAAATGGATGCCACATTTATTAGGTAAAAATTCAGAAAGATTTATACAAAACCTTGGTATTATATCGATCACACAAAGTTATGAATTAAGAAATAAAATATTGGTTTGTGATCAAGATGAAGAAATAAAACAAATTATTATTGTTACTCATTCCGTTCCCTTGCCAAAGTTCTGCACTGAATCTGTTATTGATACCGAATTGAACACATATTTTGAAAATTTAGTTGATTTAAGCCCAAAAATTAAATATTGGATATTTGGACATACACACAAAAAATGTTCTGAAGAAATAAACGGTGTGAGATTTATTTCTAATCCAAGGGGAAGACCCGATGATTATCACAGAGAAGATTACGAAACTTTAACTATTTCTGTATGATCATTTATTGATCTCTCTTCTTCATAAATATCTTTAAGTTCTTTTAGAAAAGGTGTTTGGATTTTTTCTAGGTCAATTGAATCCATAAATGTAAGAATATCTTTTCTATGAAGGTCATAAGAAAATCCATAATCATATTTATTTGTTAAAATATTATCAGGATATCTTTGTTTGGTTACCCAACTTCTTCCTGAAGATACATTTATAAACTTCAATGCTTTCTCTTTGTCTATATCTTCATTTTCAAGAGCCTTCAAAACCTCAGCAACAGTCAGCAAATTCATCCCTAATAAAGTATTATTCGCCAACTTAACCATTGAAGCAGTTCCAACATTCTCAGAAATATGATAAATATTATTTGCATAATTGGAAATAACGGGCCATAAATTCTCGACTGTTCCCTTTTGTCCACTTACTATCGTCGATACTTTACCCTCTTCTATTCCTTTTGGACCTCCCGAAACAGGAGCATCAACGTAATTGAACCCTTTCAATGATAATATCGCATTTATAACTCTTACATCTTTTGGATTTGACGAACAAAGATCCAACCAATCTTTGTTGTGATTTTTATCTATTGATTCAACCAGTGAAAGTGTTGTTTCAGATCTTGGAAGGACAGATATGATTGTATCGCTTTGGTCGAGAAAGGGATTCAAATTGTAAAAAACATTGCTGAGTTTTGGAATATGACTATTTAGATTTGATTTTTCAAGAAGGGTATTAACCTTGAAATTTTTATGATAAAGATTTACAAAACAAATGAAATATATAATGCCAACAAAAGGTATTGGATTAAGAAGAATAATAAGAAAAAAATATGATGTTGTATTGATTGATGAATACAAAACATCAAAATTATGTAATCATTGTGGTAATGAATTAGAAAATTATAAGAATATACATAGATTACTCGTATGTAAAAATTGTAAAGGTAATATCAAGGCAAATAAAAGTAATGGCTCTGAAAGCAAAAAGATTACATTTATGAACCGAGATATGAATGCCTGTATGAATATGTTAGAAATTTCTCATAAATGGATAAAATTTAGAGAAAGACCTAATAAATTTAAAAGAAAACCTTTAGACACGTGCTTTTCTAATGAGAAGATATTAACGTGTATTCAATAAGTTGTTTTTACCGGAGGTAATACTCCAGCCTTTATTGATTTTTTTTTGCTAATAAAGTCTGCGTTTTAAATCAGCAAAGGTGTAAAAAGAGGTATTTATAAATTTTTTTATACGCGTATTCTCCCTCTAATAGCTTTTTCATTATTTAATTTTTTCCGAAGGATCAAAAAAATTGAATAAAATATAATCAAAACTTCTAAACTATATTGGTTTAATATGCAAGTTTACAACATTAAGAATATTGAACTTAGTATTTTCCACGACACTGACATTGTGCTCAACGAACCCATCATTAAGGTTAATGGTGAAGACATTCACAGTGCAAGTCGGTACGGTTTTAGGAAGGATGAACTGCTTTCCATTATTGGTGAATCCAATACTGGAACAATGTACACAACGCGTTATGGAACTCCAGAGTTGAAAATCAACGATGATTTCCGTAAAAATGTGTTCACTAAACCAACTTTTACAGTTGGCATTTGTGCTGGTCGTCCAATGGTTCATTCAATTGAACGATTGAGGGATCTTGGCTTTAACCCAACGTTTGAAAGTGATCGGGATCGAGATATTCGTATCAAGTCTGATGATTACATTAAGAATGGCAACAGTTTTTACAAGGTTGAGTATCTTCTCGTCAAGAGTTACGATATTCCATCCCTGTTGAAAACAAATGTCATTGACGCTGTAATGTGTTACAGCGACATTTGGTACAATCTTGATCAACCAGATTACAACATCAAGTATATCAGTTATTTTTCTGATAAGCTTGGCAAACGTGAAACTTATGTTTCATTGGTTGGTAAGCCTGATTTCAAGATGACTTCTGAAAAGCAAAAGATTCGGATTTTTTCTGAGTACAAAGATGGTCGACGTCTTGTTGAAAGGTGTATTGATCAACTTGAATTCACAATGGATCAAGTTGAAGTTACACAGGTGACGGGAAGTGTTGAGAGTTATCTTCACCGAGGACTTTGTGATTTTGTTATCACTATTGTCCAAAGTGGAGAAACCCTCCGCGTGAATAAGATGGTTGAACATCATCGTCTCCGCGAAGCTTACTTGAACTTGTGGATGTATTTGCCACCTAGGACCACCAATATGAAGGTAAGATTGGAGTTGCGACGTGGTCTTTACATGGCATTGAAACCGAAGTCAAAGCAAAAGTTTTTGATTGTTGAAGGTATTGACGGAACAGGAAAATCAAGTCTGTTGAATGAACTATCTAAGCGTAGGGAAATTCATGACTTTGTTTGTTTCGATAGGTATCCCAGCTTGTCAAGGGCTACATTGACATCAAATTCTTTGCCCCTTCCCACTCTAAAGGAGAGTCTTTTGACACAAGATAACACAACTGTTATCATTCTTGAGTCTAATCTCAAGACTTGTGAACAAAGGATGCTTGCAAGGGGTGGGAGTCTTGAACCATTTGAGGAAATCAACGCTCAATGTTATTTCCGACTTAGGTACAGGCAAATTGCAGCCCTTAATGGTTACCACGTTATGAGTAACGATGGTACACTAGAGGAGCTTGTTACGAATGTACTCGGAGTTCTCGGTGGAGACAACAATTTCAAGCTGCCATCTCTTTTGGAGATGACCAGTGAGACTTTCAATGGTCTTCCGACTGTTGCTGAGGGTGAATCTAAGATTGTGAAGTCTTACAATGATCGATTTGATCTTGTCAGATACAAGCCATCTGTTTACTCTCACAAGAGACAACGTGGAGGTACTGTTGAAGGAACTGATTTGGAGCGTCAAAAGACTACCATGAATATCATGCTCCTTCTAGCGAAGAGTGGAATCTCACACACCTATTGGTGTATTTACAATGGATTCATCCTTGCTGATAAGATTGGCGAAGCACCACCTGTTGAAGTTTGTGTTAAGGGTGCACATGTTGGTACACACAAGCATATTTATCATGCTATGTACTCGAAGAGGGATCGATTTGGTAACAAATTGACTCAATCCAATGATATGTATCCAGAACCTATCGTTAGGTTTGATTGGAGAAATCCAAACCACATTCTTCCCAACGATGGTGAGGAATTGATTGACATGAAGCACACACAAATCTTCGTCAATCCACTCAGATCGAGTGGTAAGACAGAGGCCGAGATCAAGGAGATCTTGATAGCGATGTTTCCAAATGGTGTTCCACTTGGAGATTATGCTATGTGTGATTCTTTGGCCGATAGGTTTATCAATGTTGAAGAGAGTAGGAAGCTTGTTACAGAAGCTTTTAAGACTTTGAGTCTTCACTTTGCTAAATTGAATATCAGGTTCAAGGATGTTTGCTTCATGCCAACAATTGATGGTGACCGCCTTTATGGAGAGGTTTCTCAAGATTGCGGACGGTACGAGGCTATTGATCCATCTCGGGAAGCTTTTCAGAAGTGTGTTCCTGATGAGATTCCATGGAAAGATGATTCAGCATCACTTGATAAGGATGTTTGGAGGGCAGGAGGATCTTCTGATCTTGTTTTGGAAAAGTGGCGACGATTGACTTTCTTGATTGATAGTTACACTTGTTCTCATCTTTCTGAATGGGTGGAGAGTATCTTCTAAAAAAATGTTTTTTATAATTTAAAAAATATTCGCAATAATTATTTATTATGAGTGAATTTTCAACAGAAAATTTTTTGAAAAAAGCTTTACAAATGGCGAAGAATAAAAATTTTAGCCAAGAAATAATGGACGCGATTACACTAGATAATGTTGAAATGTTTTTGAATTTGGAACCAACAGGAATGACTTGGCATATTAACCAAAATTTTCATAAAAATTATTCGGCAAATCTGGCGAAACTTAGAAATCTAAATACATCTTATGAATTGATGAATAAGAAAGTAGATTTTTTTTCGAGATCTTCTGAGAAGAAGAAGTTAAAAAATATGAGAAGTGAGATAAATACTCTTTCGTCAAAGGTTAACCAATACAGAAACAGTTCAACTTATAAAATTGACAAAATGTATTTTTCCAAAAATATAAATGCCTTTCTTGAGCTTTTGACAATTATTATTGTAAAGGAAACTGAAACTGATGATGATAATTATGTTTATGATATTATTCCAAAAGTATATCGTACTCTTAGTTATACTAAATTTCTTGATGAATATGCTGGAGGAACAAAATTCACAATAAAAGGAGAGGAATTGACTTATGATGAATTAAGACAGAAAATATCAGAAAAGTATGATATTCCAGAGAAATATTTAGATCTAAAAGGATATTCCTATCCCAATGCTTATTATGAATGTACGGGATATCCTTTCAATAATAATAAAAAAAATTTTTATCTTGTTAACGATAAATGGAGAAGTTATATGCAAACTAAAAGTGGTGAACCAAAACATATGAAAATTTATGTAACTTGTTCTGCCACAATGTACCATATGACAATCAAGGAAAAAGATACGGAAAAGGAAGATATGAGGAATGAAATTATCAAATTAAAAGCAGAAATTGAACTATTAAAGCAAGAATTATGTTAATATAAAGAAGGTGTGTTTCGGAGTAAGTTGTTTTAGGTATAAGAATTATGTTGAGTGGAGATATAAAAATTGATTTTTATTTATTATAACCATTATTTAATAGATCTCAAATATGTCTATTAAATTTTTGAACCCAAAAGATTTGCCAGTCCCTGATAATGCTCGGGATATTTATGATAAATTGCGACCTTTTGATCACGGTGGCGTTCCTATTGAAAAAGTTGAATTTAAAAAATGTGATCGATCAGCTTATATTTGGTATGATTATCCAAAAATAATTCGTGATGATTATGACAAAGAGTTTATTGTAAATCGCGATAAATTTATCAATCTAGGTAGCATTTATTGTTACTCAGATAACAGTAGTCATCCTGTCATTCTGAGACATATGCTTATGGATGTTATTAAATCTGGTGTCGCCAATGGCACTTTTGATAATATTGATGATTATGAAATGATTTACGTAACTTCATTTGCGTGTAACAGTTATGGAGAAGATGACAACAATGTTTACAGATGTCATGACGATAAATTTGGACATTTGACAAGAACCATTTGCTACGCAAAGAAAAAAGTTGTTGTCAAACAAGAACCTCCCTCACAAAATGAGATGGATATCGAAGATATTGCACCGAAAAAATGTCTGCGTCGATCCTCTAGATTGGCTAAAAAAAACAAAGACTAACTGTATTTCTTTATAAAATTATCTAATTCATAATCACTATAAGAACAGGAAAGATAATCACTAAAAAAATCTGTGAAAGAATTTGATTGTAAACTATAATATTCGCCGCACTGATCAGGTTCACATCTATTATTATAAGTTTGACTATAGTTGTATTTAACCACAAATTTACAATCCTTATTCTTATATTTACACTTAAAAATTAACTTTGCGTTCAAAAAATTAGAATATTCTTCAGGACTATATTCTTCCCATTTTACTTTCAAATTAGACTCTGTAACATAAAGAAGACACTCCACTTCTGGATCATAATCATCTGTATTGCCGTTTAATTCTTCCAACAATTCATAACCTTTTATTTGTGCTTTTATATTTGCCAATGTATCTTTATCTTTTTTAAGATCATTTCTCTTCCATTCAACTATCTCATTCAACTTTTTATATTCTTCCTGCAAATTTTTTTTCTGCATTTATTAATAATATTTTATTATTTTTAAGTCTTTCTACGACCAAACATCTTTCAAAAATATATCATTAAAGAAGTTGGTTAAACCCAATAAAACAATTCGGGCTTCGATACCTTTATAAAATAGTGACCAACTGTGTAATTTAATGACTTGTTTTGCGACTTGATAGTGTGATTTTCCTGTTTCGTTCTGTGCAAAAATTTGGAAACAATGGAGCGGATGGCTCAAAAAAGTTGAAATTGTTGATAATCCAAAAAGTGTTCCATAATGATAAATTGGATCTATTGCTTTTTCTTTAAACAAGTAATTACTTACTTTTTCTGTCATAACATATGGTAAACCTTGTGAAATAATATCTCGCGAAGCCGCAAAGACAGGTCCTCGGAAATATTTTGTTATTTTAATGTCATTATTTAATACTCCTAGTTTCTTGGAGAAATAAAGATTTGAGTGTCCATAAACGGCTCCTTGTAAAATACCGATAATACCAAAAGCTATAATAGATGGTATTTGTTCTTGTTGTTTACAAAAAGTAGATAAATGAAGTTGACCATATCTAAGTAGAACTTGTTGGGGAAATATTCTCGGAATGTATTTTATGTTTTGAACAAATGGTGAACGGTGTAGCTTAACTAATCCTTGTTTTTGATTTAAATTATAAAGTTGCGTAATTTGATATAAACTAGAAAGAGGTGAGAAAAATGTCATTGAAATACTATGTGACAGAAAACATTTTTCCCGTTTAAGGTTGAAAATATTAATCATTTATGTTAAACTAGATTATTTTTTTAGGTTATAAAAAAACTGTTTCCAGTTAGTTAACACGCGACTGGTAGTATGAACCCTCAACGGGGGTGTCGATACGGAAAGGCTTTCTAAACTTTGGACACCGATAGGAAATCACATCTGAGATACTCCAGTTTAGAGTGTCCGCATACCTCTTGTGGCAACATGTACGCAACCATCCTTTTCAAAAGATTCCATAAAATCTTCATATTTGACACTATTCCTGAAATCTTCAGGTACATCTTCCTTGTAAATTGTAACTAGATCTACAATACTCATAATATTTTTTTAGTAGACTATCCATCAAATATTTATAAAATCAATTTTTCTATACATGGTTTTAAATAGCTTCAACGTTTGTATTATCACTATCAACCAATCCTTTACTAATCAAAAAATACTTATTATCCATCTTGTCCCCCAAATATGATCGCAAAATATCAATACCATCCACAGAAGCCCCTACATTCAATACTTCTCTACGATATCTCTTTCCAACCTCCTGATTAAGGACATTACCATCCTTGAAAACAACATGGAAAATATTATCAGAAAAACACTCAGACTTCATATAACCATAATAACCGGCATCATACCCACCTAATAAATGACCAAAAGATGCTCCAAAATTACTTCCCTCTGGCATCTCCATTCCCGCTAGTTTTCGATAAGTATCCGCCATTAATTGAGCTGAATCAACCTCTGAATCAAGCTCAAACGTACCAACATGTAAAAGCAAATCATACAAAGCAAAAACAGATTGCCTCATATAATGAAGAGCCTGATTCAAGGTCTTTGTTTTAACCAACTTCTCAACTAAATCCATCGGAAGATGTTCTCCGGTTTCGGTATGACAGCTCATCAAAGCAAGTGGTTCCTCACAATAACACCAATTCTCAAACATCTGTGACGGAACTTCCACAAAATCAGTCTCCGTACAAAAGGCACGATTACTAATCAATTGAACCTTAGCACAAATATTATGCATCACATGCCCAAACTCATGGAAAAATGTAACCACATCATCAAACTCCAAACACTCATCCTTTGGAAAATTACAAGCCATCGGAGTAACCGTTGTTACCCTCTCACCATTATACTCACAACCTGCCACCAACCCAAAAACAGCAGCATGACCATATTTACCTTCCCTCGGATAAAGATCCAAATAAAATCGACCAATACGCTCATTTGTATCATTATCAAAAACATCATATACGTCTACATCCTCATGCCAAACATTATCAGTTTTAACTCGAGTAAAAGTCAATCCCAAAAGAGTCTGATAAATCTCCATCATTCCATTCTTAACAACATCTAATGGAAAATATTTCCTTACCTCTTGTGTATCAAACTTACAACTCTCCTCCTTATAAACCCTCTGATAAAATCTCATATCATAAAGCTCAATTCGCTCTCCCTCTGGAAGTGGGTTTGGTTCATAAGACCTAGCAAACTCCGTAAGAGATTCCATCTCCCTCTCATAAAAAGGACCCAACAATTCAACCATCTCATTAACAAAATCCAATGCATTCTGTCCCGTCTTCACAATACTCAATTCTGTTTTATAATCAGCATGTGTATTGTAACCCAACATCCTAGCTAAAACACTCTTTACCTTAACTGCCCTCTCCAAAAGTTGCGCATTCTCATCTTTACACCTACTTACAAAAGCTTTGCCAAGTTTTTTCCTCAACTCTCTATCTTTAACGTTGTCCATAAATGGACAATAATCAGGATAATCAAGCGTACACTTGTAGGTATCCGGTTTTCCTTCAACTTGTCTCGCTTCTGTAAACCAAGATTCTGGCATTCCACCAAGTTGTTCCCTTCTAAATTCGAAAGATGTACTCTCATCATTAAGATTCTTCCGGAACTCAACAGAAATATCAGCTAATTCCTTTTTATAAGTTTTAACTTTGTCCCTTGTTTCCTCATCAAGATGAAGACCCAAACGACGATAATCCCTCATTTCCTGTTCAAAATATCTTACTTCCTCATCCGTGAGATTACTCCTTTCCTGCTGATAAGCACCATCCTCATAATTCTTAAAAGCCTCATAAAGATCTTGTCTCATTGAAAGATCCACAAAATACTCATTGAGAATCTTCCGAATCTCAACACTTGCATCTCTTAACTCCTTTTGTGGAAAAAAATTCGTAACAATATAAAATAAATTATGAAGGGGATGATATAAAGTATCAACCTTAATTATCGGACGAACTGTATTTTCAAATGTTCTTTCTACTTCCGAAACAACTTCATCACAAACCCTCGTTGTTTCCGTCATAATGAGATTTTTGTATTCATTCAACTTATCAACAGTTACATTCTTAAAATCAAGGTCAAAATAGGTTGTCATAACATATTATATTGGTTATAAAGTTTTAAGTTGGATTTTTTTTGACAATACTTTTTTTCTAAAAAAAGTTAAAATCATTTATATTGGATTTTTTTTGACAATACTTTTTTTCTAAAAAAAAGTATATGGGTTCACGATTAATAGATCAATTCAGTTACTTACATTTTGCTGTAGGTATTATAATGTATTTTTGGGGAATAAACCTAGTTATTGCTTTGATCTTACATACTATTTTTGAAATATTTGAAAATACTTCTATTGGAATGTACATCATAAACAAATATATAACTGTTTGGCCCGGAGGTAAACCTTACACTGATGGCATTATAAATAGCGTTGGTGACACAATTTTCTTCACATTAGGTTGGTTATCCGCTTATGGAGTAGATAATTTAGGCAGTTATTTCGGTCTTTATAAAAATCATATAAAATGATTAAGCGTAGGGAGAGGCACTCTCCCTTTAAGAGCTGTAATAAACTCTCTTAAGTCCATACTTGTGGATACACTTCTTAATCATAGGATCACACTTACAACATGGCTTTGAATTAAGGAAAATATCAGATAGATCACAATTATTGTAATCTATATTCTCGTAATATTCATTGGACTTATTCCTAAGTCGTATAACAAACAAAGTGGCGTCACGTAAAGCCGCCTTTTTCACAATTCCACAATGCCATTTTCTCCGCGTGGTAGCTAGCCAATCCACACTTCTCACCAAGAGAGCGGTTATACCCCCTTGAAACAACCTTATTACCCTTTATGACAATAGAACCGTTAATCTTTTCACACATTGATTTATGTGTATGTCCGAATATCCAAGCTTTCAAGGATGGATGTTCAAATAAATGATCCAAGTTTGTAACATAACAACCATTAAGAGAATCCCCCTCATATTCAGTTGGTAAACATTTTTGACTAGGAGTGTGGTGAGTAATTACAATACAATTATCATTTTCTCGAAGGGATTTTTCAAGGAAAGTAACTGCTGTTTTATGCTTTTGTTTCCAAACTTCCTTATCAATCCAATCAATATAATGAAAATCTAATTATTTCTTTGCCAACTCATTATGAATTATATATTAAAGCAGCAACGGGGGAGCGGAGATGCGAAGCATCGGAGTCACCCCCTTAAATTGAGCATCTCTGCTTCGTTCCGAGCCAATTTTTTTCCCTTAAAAAAAAATTGAATCTTAAATTAGCATGTTTTATTATATCCACAATAAAACATGAGTTTTGAAGTGATTAAGAGAAATTTGCAGCTTAAAAATATTGTAAAGATTAGGCCACGTCATTGGTCTATAATGACTGGATTTTTGCAGCTTATGTATCGTGACATCGATGAGATTGATGCAGAAACCATTGCTTTGAACGAAGCTTCCGTTAAGAAAATTATGAAGGTTCTTGATAAGGATCAAAACAAGTTTATCAAGTCTTACATCATTATGCTTATTGGGCATTGTGAGAGGTTTGAGAAAGAACGCGATACAAGTATTTTTGACCGGACACAATTGAAGAATAATATTCTTGAAGTTGTTAAAGGTGGAGGAAGTAAAGAAGCTACACCTAAAGCGGTGTCAGGGGATCTTGAATCTTGGAAGTGGATGACTGATTTTCTTGATCTTATGTCTACAGATTCTGGGAGTGATTCAGATTCTGACAATGAAGCAGATACCGTTATCTTCACGGAAGAGTCAACAAAGAAGGTTTTTGATATGTTGGAAGGTCATGACTCAAAGAACATGGCGATTAAGAAGTTCATTATTATGCTCATTGATAATTGTGAAAAGTTTGAGAAGGAGCGTGATGAACAGAATTCTCGACGTGAGGAGATGAAGAGGAAGCTGAGAGAAGCTGTGAGTCGGGTTTAAGAAACACGTAAATTGATTTTTATTTGTTTTTTTAAACTATAGACCTATGACATTTATAAATAATAAACGCACAGTTCCATCAAAAAAAACAACCTGATTACAATCTGATAATTGAGCATTTGTTGTTCCATAACCTACACATTTAATCATTTTTATTATTATCAACATTTTTTTTATATTGAATTGCCGAGAAAGCAATTCCCATAAGGTTATTATTCTTTATATAATTTAAAACAGAATCTGGTATAATCCTAGAAACATCCTCTCCTTTTCGGTACAACTCCTTGAATAAACCAGAAGATATCCGTTCTTTTAATGTGTTCCTAACAAAAATATGTGGCTCTTTACAAAACCATTGTTCTTCACAATTTTCACATTCATATCCAACTCGTTCGATAACTATAAATTTGAGCAAATCTAAAACCTTTGGGTACAAAATCCAAGTATTAATTGCCAAAGCATTATCCATACCAATAATGAAATAATATTCGTTCCCATCATTAAAAGTCTCCTCAAATCTTTTTATAAAATAGTCGGATGTTTGTACAATCTTATTATCCACATTGAATCTTTCTAACTTCACCTTCTCCTTATCCAATCCACTCTCCGAAATTGCCAATCGCAACATCTCCAATCTATCCTCTGTATCACTCAAATCTTTATATAAACTCCGATAAGAAGGCATAAACCAAACTTCGTCCATTCCACCCCTCTCCAGAACCATTCGAGCCACCCACAAGTGTCCCCAAGTAACTGGATCAAAAGACCCTCCATAAACACCAATCTTCATGTATAATTCACTCACCACCTCTTTAAGTACCCTTTCCCCCTCCCAAACGCCGAAGGCACCAACTTTATTGCCAATTTCGCAAACAGTTTTATTGATAATTTTGTTGAGCGTAGCGAAACGATCAATAGTTTTATTTGTAAAATTGGCAATATATTGGTTCCCAAACTCAAAGCGAGCCTTGCTAGGCTCGCGACAAACAATCAAACAATCAAACAATCAAACAATCAAGTTGTACCGCGCGAAGCGCGAGCGTAGAGTTCGACGGAGCCGATCGCCCTCTTCCTACGGAAGAGGGCAGACAAAAGAGAGAGGCACTCTCTCTTTGTAAAAATTGATTTTTTTTTTACTGGTTGGTTAATTATAATGAATTAAATATGTCAATGGAAAAGTATACTCTTTTAATTGTTGGTGAGAAAGGTAAATCATTCAAGTCAAAAATTATCAAAAAATTGATCGATGAAGGAAGCATTTCCAAAAGTGAAAGTAACTCAGATGAAAATCCTGTTACCAGATCTTTTGTTACTTGCGAAAAAGGTAAAAATTTCATTCTTGAAATTACAGAATCTAACTATGATTCTGTGAAGAAACTACAACATTTGAAATTTGATTATGTTCTTCATATTTTTAAGTCACCATATTATTGTGGTTCCAAGTTAAAATCTAAGATTCTTAATGAAATAAATGAGAATAAAAAAAATCTCCTAAATTTTGTAAATGATGAACAGAGATATCATCAAGCGGTGAGATCAATTTTGGATAGGGACAAATATGACGAATATGGTATATGTGATTTAATTTTCAACTCGACGTTAGGTATTTGGCCAAATAAATATCCAAATATTGTTCGTTGTGATGAATATGGCAAACCTTACGATACTGATATTGTAAAACTTAATAATCGAGTTTCAAAACTTGAAGCTGAACTAAAGACAAAATCTGAACAACTTATGAAGGTGAAGTCTATGCTTGTTCCAACTTTGGGAAGGAGAAAGTTCAAAATTCTTGTTGTTGGTGATGCTGGAGTCGGCAAGAGTGCTTTTATCAGACGTCATTTGAATGGGGAATTTATTCAACAATATATTCCTGATAACACTATGAATTGTTTTTTGAAATTCAACACAAATTACGGAGTTTTTGAATTTGATATCGTTGATATGTGTGGACAAGAAAAATATTCACACGATTACTCTAAAATTGAAAGTGTTGATGGAGTTATCATAATGTCTTCTGTAATTTCGAGAATTAGTTGTCAAAATATTAATAAACACTACCGTCCAAAAGTCATTAAAGAACTTGGAGATGTAAAGAGAATTATATGTTGCAATAAAATTGATATAAAGGATAAAAAAAACTGCTATTTTCCAGGTTATATGAAAGATGAAGATTTCTGGGCAATTTCAGCTAAAAGTAACTATAATTATGAAAAACCTTTCTTGAGTTTGGCTAGACAACTTAGTGGTAAAAACGATTTAGTTTTCACTTCTGAGTAAAGAAAAATTGAATTTTATAATCATTAAACCATATTCCTCTAGAGACTAAGCATGTCAAAAGAATACAAAATAGTGTTAATCGGTGATGGAGGTGTTGGTAAAACAACATTCATCAATCGCCATATGACCGGTCATTTTGAGAAAATGTACGTACCCACTCAAGGTGCGCAAGTTCATAGGTTACGATTTTATACAAATTATGGCCTATTGACTTTCCACGTTTGGGACACAGCAGGTCAAGAGAAATTTGGTGGTCTAGGTGATGGTTATTACACTGGGTCAGATGGTGTAATTTTTATGTTTGATGTCACTTCTAGAATTACTTACCAAAATATTCCTGATAGATACATCAATTTTATTCGTGTCTGTGGTAAGAAAAAGGCTATGCTCATTTGTGGTAATAAAGTCGATATGAAAAATGCAAGAAAAGTCAGATCCAGTCGTATTACTTTCCCAAAGAAAAAGGGTATTGAATACATGGATATGTCAGCAAAATCAAACTATAACGTTGCCGAAGCTTTTCTCTCAATTATTCGTCAACTAATTGGAAAAGATGATGTTGAATTTATTAAAACACCATCTGTTAAACCCCCTAATGTCATTATGGACAAAAAGGATATCGCAAAGATGAAAGCTGATATGAAAGCTATGATGGAATCCAAAATTGATGATAGCAGTAGCGATGACGATGATTTGTAATGATTTCAATTTATAAAATAATTTATTAAATTTGTTTCTGTTTACGAGCTTCACAATAAAGAAAAGCTCCAAGTGTTGAATAAACTGTTACAACAGCAATTACCAGATTTGTGTATTCAAGTGTCCTAAAAGTAACAACATCAACCAATCCCATAACTGTTCCATTAAGGAATCCCAAAATATCAAAAACAATTAAAATATTTTGTAGGAAAAATAGTGTTGTAAACACTGCAAAAGTGTAAAACAGTCGACGAAAACATGAAATTTGGGCTTTCCACTCAGTATGAAGCTTCTCAAGGGATTCCAACTCTTTTGTTAGATCCTCACAATTTTCTTTTGCTGAATCATGTTTCTCTTTTTCAAGATCAAGCTCATCACTCTTTTTTTCAATCTGTTCATTCTTGTAATTAACATAATAATAAACCTTAATCAAGAAATTTCGGAAAGAATCTTCATACTTATTTGCTTCCTCCTCTGTCAACATTTCATACTCTGGAAGAAGGTCAATACCCAAATCATACATAATCATCTGAATCTTCTCATACTCAAGAGCTTTCAAATGCTTAACAGGTTTGTTCATAGGAATACCTGTTTTAGTATAAAGAATGTGTTCAATATCCTTAACGTTATTTAACTTTTTCTCATTCTTTATTTGTTCAACAGCATGCTGCTTACCAAGTTCATACATCTGTTTATCTGTTTCCATAATTGTATTAATTAGAGTGTACAAGTTTTGGTTATTATAATTCAATTTTTTCTTTTCCGAAGGAAGAGGAAAAATTACTTAGACTTTGTTCGTGAGTCAATTTTTTCTTTTCCGAAGGAAGAGGAAAAATTACTTAGACTTTGTTCGTGAGTCAATTTTTTCTTAGACTTTGTTAAACCAATCTTTCTCCATAGATCTGATAATGTCTCCAATTACCAAAACATAAGTAAAAGAGATACAAAATAATTTCAAAAAATGGTTTTACAAAAACAACATATACCAACTGTAAAAATAAACTCATAATATAAAATATTATCATTAGAAATAAAAAATCAACAAAAATATTCATCAAAATTATTTTTGCCTCTGGCATAACAATCAATGGATAAAAATAAATATCGATGGCTGTATGATTATTGAATACATTCAAATCTTGAAAAATTGTGAAGCTGGTTCCATCATAACAATCATTCCCTCCAATATTATCAAAAAATATATTGAATTGTGTCAAATTTATTGATTGAATTGGAAATGTATCATTCTTTTCTATTGGTGATTTCATATTGATACTAACGTGACAATAATTGTGTGTTAAGCTTGTGCGTCCCTCAAAAATAGGAGTATCATAAATCTTTATTTTGGAGAGATAATCAGTGTTATTCTGGTACTGTTCTCGTGTTATGTTATATACAGTTACATTACAATTTAACCAAACTCTACAATCTTCGTGTATTTGATCATAATCAAAAGTCGATTCAGTCATTTGAATATTGGTCAATAAAAAAATGGTCAATAATTTATTTAGCATTGATATTTATTATCATAATATGATCGGCTAACTAAATATAAAATCAATTTTTTTTTGACTGAAAAAGTGAAAATCTTCGCTTTTATGTTTCATATAAATATAATTTATATTAAAATTTTTGTTCCATTTTAAATTTCCAAGGGTGTAAAACAAATAAATAAATTACAATATGTACAGCCAATATCAGGTGATTTATCGCTGAGAGATTGTATGGATTTTAACATAAGTTGTGGTGTGATTCAAAAATTATGATTGATGATCTTCTTGAATATTGTCAAACTCATATTCCATTTACTTTAAACTGGAATATTGTTTCACAATCTAAATACATTAAAATGAAGGATATAGAAAATAATCAAAGTTTGCCATGGAATTGGGATTTTGTTTCACAAAATCCAAATATTACTCCAAGATTTATTGAAAAATATTCTCATATATTATCTTTCTGTAATATTACAAAAAGCAGTTTTACTTTTGCTATAAGAGTTAAAGACCGTTGCTGCGTTTTTTATTTTTTAAATAAAATTAAAAAACTTTGTCCTTCTATTCGAAGATATATTGTTGAATCTTATTTATGATCATAAAACAATGAAAAAATTGAACAATAAAATCTTAAACTTATAAAAATAATGGTTAATTATGTCTTCACTTATTGAAACAGATGTTTGTGACCATCCAAATTGGGAAGAAATGAAAACAAGTGATATTGTTGCTTTTCTCATCAAAAAGGGTGTTCATGTCCGTACAGCAGAGAGTTGTACAGGTTGTGGAATTGTCAACACTTTTACTAATGTTGACGGTTCCAGTAAAATCATTGATTTCGCTGCTTTGACTTACAGTCCGGAGGTGAAACAAGTCATTTTGAATGTTCCCGAAGAGTGGACAACAGATGAAAATATTGTTTCACGAGAGACCAGTGAATTCATGAATGAAGGATTGGTCAAATTTTGCCAACGATTCCCAAAGAAGAGCAAATGTGCAGTCATCTATGTAACAATTACTGGATGGATTGGTTCTTGTCCTTGTAATGAAGATGGGGTGGGGGACGAGGCCTTCTTTACACTTTACAATAGTGGGACAGGGCAGGTTCAAACATATCGATTGAATGTTAACAAGGGTTCAAATAAGGGTGAGAAAAAGCTTTTGATTATTCATCGTATCCTTCTTGAGATTATGGGTATGATTTGATAAAAAAGTGATTTTTATTTTATCTCTTTATTCTTTTGTTTTATAATTAAATATGAAAATTGTAACACATAGTGGAAGATTTCACACCGACGAAGTTTATGCGTCAGCTCTTTTGAGTTATCTTTATTCAATCAAGGATGAAGATATTACACGTACCCGTGATCAAAAGGTAATTGATGAAGCAGAGGAAGATGAACAGACAATTATTATTGACGTTGGACGAAAGTATGATCCAAGTAAATTGTTTTATGATCATCACCAAGCAGAGTTCAATGATAGTTTTAGTGATGATTATGATATTCCTCTCAGTTCTTGTGGATTGATTTGGAAACATTATGGTCAAGAAATTGTTAAGGCATTTTTGGCGGAAGATGTTGAATTGGTTGATGTTGATACTGTTTATCAGGAGTTTTACAGAAAAATGGTTTTGTCAATTGATGCAAACGATAATGGGATTAAACAGTTGAAGAATCCTCAAGGGGTTCAATATAACTTTCATTACAATCCTACTTTGACCGAAATGGTTTCGCTTTTTAATAGCGGATCTTGTAGGGATGAGAAGACACAAATGGAAGGATTTTTGAAGGCAAAGGCTCTTTGTTTACAAATGTTCAGAAATAAGATGGGTTCAATTGTGAAAAAACATATTGAGTACAATACAAATGTTGATGAGTTCCGACAGATTTTCAATGAGAGTCAAGAATTGGAATATATGTATATCAATAACGATGACATTAATTATGTTATTTATTTGAGGGATTTTGATTCACAGAAACAATTCAAGTTCTTCATTTCAATGAGGGGTGCGAAAGATTTCAGAATTTACACTCGACGGAAGCACAGCACCGGATTTGAAACAGTTGCTCCGATTATCTCTGAAGAGAAGGCTAGGGAACTTGTTGGAGATGATTTGATTTTTGTTCATAAAGCTTGTTTTACAGGTGGATGTAAGAGTTTAGAATCAGCTCGGAAAGTTGTTGAAGCATCTCTTCGCGAATTTTACCAATCTAACAAAAATGGATTCAACTATTCAACTCTTCTCACATTCGCTGGAATTTGTGGAGCTGTAGCTCTTTCTTACCCAATTTTGAGGAGATTGATTGGTTAATCGGATTTTTCAGCTGTTTTGGTAAGATTTTTATTATCTTTATTGTTGATTATTTATATATATTTTAATATGTATTTTATAAAGAACTTTGATGTTTTGGTTAGTTCGTAAATTTACCAATCTTGAAAAAATCTTAATCGATTGCAGAAAAAGTTTTTTTTTTTTCGAAAAAAAATTTTTTTTTTTTCAAACTTTAAAAAAAAAGTTTTAAACTTTGAAATATATATTTTCGTTTTTGATGGATTGGGAATTTTACGAATAATAATCACTATGAAATATCAAGTACCTTTTATGGTAATCATGTTTATTTAATATTGTATTTTTTATCAATGGTATGATAAAACAGATTGGAGTTTTACGAAATGTTTATCGTGTTATTATAAATAATTTATATTTATCATTAATTAATGGTAATTATATACTTGTATAATTTTTAAAAATCACCATTAGGTGAATCTTTAGGTATATTTACGAAATTAATTTACCCCCTTGAAATTTTTAGTTGAACACTTATTTATTTAACAGGAAAGAATTTAAAAAATTCTGTTTCAATCTTCTTTTTCTGAGTCAATATTAAGTAAATATTTTCCATTATTATTTCCCTTGGACTTGTATCAGTAAGTGCAGTCCAATCTTTTCCCTTTGAATTATATAAGTAAGAAATATCAAAATCAAATATTGACAATCTATTATATTTCTCATTAATAAATTTTCTTACAGCTTCTTCTATTACTTTTTTATCAACATTACCAACTCTTCCTTGATAATCATCAATTAAACTTTTTGGTATTTTTTTAGTTATTAATTTGATTATTTTATTTTGAAAATCTTTTTCTTTTAATTTTTTTATAATATTTTCTATTTCTTTTTTCGAAATATTTTCCATTGTTACAACTCCTTGAAAAATATCCATTTTATTTTTATTTATAGGTATATTTAATAATTTTAATATATCTTGATGAACACCATATGAAAAAGAATTTTGAATAATTTCCTTATCTTTTTTTGAAGGTTTGAAATTATATTTTAAATTATACTTATATTTCACAATTTTCTTTACTTTTACTTTCTTATCAGTTTTCATCCTTTCCTTAATCCATCTTTTACTCCCATTCTTTACTTTTTTTACAATCCACAACTTTCCATCTTTACCTTTTTTCTTCTCTCCAACTTTCATTCCTCCCGCACAATAACCTAAACCTTTTGGTGAAGGTTCAGTTCCCTTATAAGATTTCTTTGGATTATTCAAACACTTTGGCATATAAATTATTAAGAAAATAATTTATATAATATTATTATAAAAATAAGAAAATACAAAAAATATTCATTGGAAAAATTTTCATTATATTATAGTAATAATAATGTTTGAGTGTAAAAATTGTCAAAGAATATTCAAAAGAAAAGAATATTATAATTATCATATAGATCATAATGTTTGTAAAAAAAAATATAAATTCAACTGTAAACTATGTTGTATGTCCTACAGTGATAAGAGATCTATAAAGAATCATTTGATAAAACATCATAAAGTTGTTGAAGCCAATATTGATGGTAATATAGAAATTAATAAAGATATTGTTTCAAAAGTCAATTGTTCTGTTTGTGGGAAAGAGTTTTCAAATATCTCAAATTTAAATAGACATTTAAAATTAAATTGTGAGAAAAACAGAGATCAGATTATGGTGCAAACAATTAACGGTGATCATAATAATATCAATATCAATAACAATAATAATATTACGAATAATAATAATTATCAGTTGAATTTCAATCTTAATCGTTTTGGAGAAGAAGAGAGGGTTCCAGATAGCGAAGTTATTAAATTATTGGAAAAAACCAATTTCTTTAATTTTAATGATTTGTTTTTGAGATACGTTCATTTGAAACATGTCAAAAATGAGAAGAATCACAATTTATTCGCCAAATTCAAGCATGGGAAACAAATCTTCGTATTCACTGGAAAATGGGATAAAATGGAGAAAGAGGATACATTTAATCTCATAAAAATCGGTACAATTGACGACATCACAAGAGTTATTGAACAACATAAACAATATAATAATGCAATTATTAACAGTCAATTGGACAAACTTGAACATGAAAATAAAAAACAATTTTACAAAGCTATTAACGAGATGTTATATAACAATAGGAAAATACTTTCTAAAAAATATGAGGAAATGTCAAATAAAAAATGATTTTTATTATTACAGATCAAAGAAAATAAATAATAAATTATGAGTAAATATGAAGTTTACGTTAAGGGAATAACTGGATATACCAAGATTATTCAACTTTCAAATCATAACCTAATAACAGTTTATGATTTGAAAAAGTTAATTAATAGTGATGAACATTATATGATAAGATTGTTACATAATGGTGTAGAACTGGATGATGAACAGTTTTTGAATCAAATAGATACTGACACATTTTATTATTTAATGAAATTGAATAAAGAAGTTGAACTTTTATTGGAAATAAAAAGGAAGATGAACATCGAAGATGCCGAACTTAATTGGAGTAGAGATATAGATCTATCTGAATGGGAACGGATAGAGATTAATAATGATAATGGTTCAAAATTTAAGGTTACAAAATTGGATTTAGATAATAACCAATTAACAGGAGAAATTCCGAAAGATATTGGAAAACTTACGAATTTACAATATTTGGATTTATCATATAACCAATTAACAGGAGAAATTCCGAAAGATATTGGAAAACTTACGAATTTACAATATTTGGATTTATCATATAACCAATTAACAGGAGTAATTCCGAAAGATATTGGAAAACTTACGAATTTACAAACGTTGTCTTTGT